ATTGTCTTCTGTTGATAATTAGAACCACCACTGTATGTACCATTTACACCAAGTATCTGAACACCAGACTTTATATTTCCTGCTTGTATATTATTATCAATAGCAGCAGTAACAGCTCCAACTGTAACTGCTGATAAACCATCATAATTATTATCAGGTTCTACTACTTGCTGACTTGTTGTAGGATTTACTGACTTTGTTTGTAAAATAGGTGTCTCTCCACTATAACTACCTGTTACACCTAAAATATTTACACCACTCTTAATATTGCCAGCAACTATATCACTGTCTATACTTGCATCAACTGCACTAACCACTACCTCGTCCCAACCATCCAGTGGTGATGTAGGAGTTAGTGTCTGTTGACTTGTTGTTGGTGTAACATTTAATGTATCCAGATTTTCACCACCACCTGTTGGTATTGACCTAATTGCATCATCATAATCAGCAGTAGTTAAACCTGTTGTTGATACACCTTTATCTTCAATGGCTTGCTTGACAGCTCTCCAATTATTATTATTGTCTCTTAAATTTTGTGCTATGTCATTACTTGCCATCTTATTATCCTCCTAATAAATTAGGGGTGACACAAGGTCACCCCATTAGTTGTTAATTAGAGATTACACAAGGTTACCTCATTCGTACTTAAAATAACCAAATACTCCAGCACCATCCACACCTGCTGTCACTATTGCCATTGTGCCATATGTGTTATACATACTTGCCAATGAGTTGTAAAAAGCCGTTTTTTCTGCTGCTGTCGTGTCTGGGCGAGCATTTATGCAGTTCTGTACTATGGTAGGCACTGTTCTTGAGTTCATAACCGCCAGAACGGATTTAATAGAACCATATCCATCGCTAAAGCTAATCAAGATATCACCAACGGCAACTGAGGGTGCCACTGTATTAGGATACTGAGGCATTAAGCTTGTTAAGGGCACAAAGTGAAAGCTTATATCGTCATAATCATTTGCCCATGCACGATTTTCGCTATCCCAATAAACCACCCCAGTCAAGCCATTTTCAATTTCGTCATAAGGAAATGCTGGACCTACTATCCTGTATATTTTTGCTCCACCTGCATTTTCAAGTGCTGTAACTCTTGTGTCAAGTCCTGTTACACGACCACCTAATGCAGATACATTATTATTTAGTGTATTTATATTAGTACGTGCAGTGGCGTCCTTAATGTTATAGGACGCCCCGCTTGTACCAGTTGGTTTTATTGCTGAAATATCAGCCATAATATCACCTACCTTATGATACTGTTACTGTAGCAGCATTTCCTGCAAATGTAGGTTGTGATACGCTTATTGATCCTACAGATGTTACAACTGTCTGGTCTGCTCCCTTTGTAGGAAGTGTACCTGCGTTAAACACTAAGGTTTCACCAGATACTGTACAGCTTGGAAGTGTACCTACACTTGTAATACTATTTACTTTTCCTGTTGTTCCACCTGTTATACTAGCAGTTGGCTGTGATACAGTTCCTGCTGGTGTATAACTGCCACTTGCACTTGACTTAAATGCCAGTGCACCAAAGTTATTCTTTCCTACACTCTGCCATGCTGAACCATTCCATATGAACTCTTCACCACTGTACTGAGCCATTCCACCTACTTTAGCTGTAGTAGATTTACCATTAACCTGTATAGGATTTGTTGTTCCACCATCAGTAAGTTCTGAGGTTGTTACACCAATCCAATAAACTGCATCACCAAGTGCTTCAATAGCCGCTCTTGCTGTAGCATCCTTAATATCAAATGTGGTTACTACAATTGATCCGTCAACGTCAACAGGTACTGAAATTTTAGAAATCTCTGCCATTGTTTTGTTCTCCTTTCATTATTGGAAAATTAATGTTTCATTGTTCACTTTTGGTGTTATACCTAAATCCGCAAGGGATTTATTACCTATCAGTTCTACTCCATTGATCTGTGGCTTATTATCCAAACCACTATAATCAGTAGTACCACCAGTAGGTAGACTCCTAATAATGTCTCCATATTCCTCAACCTCAACATTATCCAAGGAGTCTCCTGTTTTTTCTTCTAGTTCACTCTTAATTTCTGCAAAGTTATTCCTTGCTCTTTCAAGAGTGGATATTGTTTTAGTCTCTGCCATATAAACCTCCTTAAAAGAAAAGGGACTTATTAAATTGTTAGTCCCTTTTCCTTTAGTCTTACTCACCATCCATCTGGTCGATTAGACTGTCAAAATAAGACCCAACTTTGGACTGGACTTCCTTATCTTCCGTAGATGTCACATCCTCAAATTTCCTTTCAGATGTGTCTGTTCCATCCATCTGAGTTTGCAAAATATTCAAGGATGTATCCAGAATACCATCTACGTCAATTATTCCCCCGGTGTCCAAATAACCTTTGCAGTACCTTCAGGCATTACAGTCTTAACACCAGATACAACAAGGGCTCTTACTAAATCCTTGAATGACTTCTCAGAACGAAGTGCCTCAAAGTTCTGTAACTGGTTTGCCTCTGTTGTAAAAAGTGCATGAGAAGCAAGTATCTGTCCATTTCCACCAGTAGTGTTAGGAACATTTTCTGTCTCAAATATTTCAAAGCCGTAAAGCTTTCCAATATAACCAGCTACTAAACTATCCTGAGATGTAGGAGCAGCTAAGTTAATGTAAGGGTCTGCAAGAATATATCCAGTGAAATCACTAGAAGCAGCAACTCTACGACCATCCTTAGGTACACCAGCTTTGTCCATAATAGACTTAAGCTTAAGAAGTGCAGCCTTTGCAGAAGCACCATTGCTAATTTTTATAGGTGTAGTGTCATCACCATAAGTCTTACCAGCAGGTACTGCACTAGCTATCTCAGCAAATGTAGCACCATCAAGGAACTCTGCGATAGTATATGCCATTCTATCTGTGTAAGCACCCATAAGAGCTCCACCGTCCCTTACCTGTACTCTATCAACATCATCAAGCTCAACTGCACAATACTTAATGTTGTTGATATTAAGAGTAGTAGCCTCTGTATCCATATCCTCGTATGTAATATCAGCACCAGTGTAATCCTTAAGTGTTACATCACCAATACGATTGATCTTTACAGATCCACCACCGCCCTGTAAAATTTCCCCTTCGTAGTTATGATTAACGAATGCCTCACCTACAAGTCTCTTCTTCAAATTCTGAAGGACTTGAGCGCTCCAAATAGTGGGAATAAAACTTGAAACTGCCATGTCTTTTTACCTCCATAAATTGTTATTTTAAATTACCTAACTGTGACATAATATTGTCTAAGTCAGCATTTACTTCTTCCTGACTTAAACCTTTAATTTCTGCCAGACTTCCATACTGTTTTAGTGTCTTACCAGCAGTTTGGCTAGTCTGTAATGACTGACCAGTTGAAACAACCTTAGGAGCTTCAAAAGAACTACCATAAGTTTTCTTTAGTCCCTCAATCTGTTCATCAAGACCACCAGTTATGTTGTAATCATCATCCATCTTGATATCATCTGATTTAATCAGTGACTTTAAACCTACTAACTCCAATTCATTAGTTATACCTAAAGAACCAAGTTTTTCTGAAATTGCATGTGCTTTTATAATCCCCTGCACCTTTGCTTTTTCAGCAGCCATCTCTGATGTATGACTTTCTTTTAACTTTGTAATCTCTTCAACAAGTGGGTTAGGAGCTTCTTTTAACTTGGTAATCTCTGCATTTAGCTTTGTTACTTCATCATTGTACTTTTGGCTACTTACATAATCACCAGTTCCAACATCTTGTAACTTGATACCAGCATCATCCAAAGACTTTATTACCTTGTCATATGCTCCCTCTGTGTCCTTTAATGCTTCCCTTAGTGTCTTTTTCCAGTCTGTCATTTTATTACCTCCTATCATATGTTTTAAATGACTTTTCTGTCTGATGATAAAGTATGTTTAAACGTCCATACTCACGACTTATATGACAAGGGAGAAACACTAAAAATTGTTTCTCCCTAATCAACTTTACTACCCTATTTAATTTCCGTGTCCTTTGTCAGGTCTATTTCTTTTTTATCCCCAAGTTCTGGATAATACATAGCCCTGTATTCATCAGGTGTCAGCAGACCAAGTTGAACTTCTTTTAATGCACGCTCTCTCTGTGATGTTTTATCCTCAATTAAACTCTGGTCAAATGAAACTGACATTTTACAGTTAATGTTATACTTTGTTCCAAATACATAGTTACTAACATATAACAGAGCTTTAATAATTTCATATAAATTCTTTTCTATTCCTAACTGCATTTTACATATGTTTCTATATAAATCAGTGTTTGCACTTATTACTTCTTTAGCTGTTTTTTGAACTGTTCCATTGCTAAATTTATAGTATCCATGTCCTAGCCCACATTTGAATGAAAGTATATCCAGAACTAACTCTATGCCTTCACTTAATTCTTTACTACGAATCTCTGGGTTATACTCATGAATAGGCTCTTTAATTTCCTTATCATTCATATCATCACCAGTGTAGTAATATATTTCTCTTGTACTGTCATCTTCATCAGGAGTAACAATATTATTATTCTTGTCTCTCTGTAATAAACTCTTAGAGTAATAAACCTTTTTCTGACTATATCTAAATTCTCCACATAATGTACTAAATGCATCGTCGATAGCTTTTAATTCATCTGTAGCATCCCCATATGCACTTGCCCCCATTGGTGAGTTAATGTCATAACTATTCAACTGAGGCATCTTCATACAAGTGAACCATGGAATATTACTGCCTGTGTCAAACTCTCCTATAATTCCATCTGTAGCCATATAAATAAAATTGCTTAATGAATTTCTATCCTTGTTTAGATAATCAACTTTACATTTCTTATTAACAATTACATAATTTCCTTTTTCATTTAAAATGTGGAGTCTTAACTCCAAATATGTCTCATTCTTAATCTGGTATTCATCTAAGAATGCTACCTCTTTTATTTTTCCTGTATTATCCCAACTCAAAGGTAATAGGTGTAATGCATCATATCTTGCAATCTTAGTCTTTGTATTCTTATTAGGTACAAACTTGTTTTCTACTTGTAATAAGTTTTCTACTAATACTTCTACACCAGCAGTACCAAGACCAGCCATTAATTCAACTGACTTGCTCATCATAGACCAGAAGTCATTCTCACCAAGAATACCTGTCATTTCATCATTACCCATTAGGTATTCTTTCTCTGCTTTGTCTTCTATATTTATAATTACATTCTCATTAAAAACGAGTGAGGCAATATCCTCACTCACACGCTTTCCCATATGTAACTTTGCTTTTTCTACTCTAACATTAGTATTACCATTGTAAAACTTCCTAACATGATAGGGTGTTGTACCTCTATACCATTGATAACAACCCAATATATAATTTGTATATATAGAATAATCAAAAGTAAAGGTCTTAATACCTAAACTATTAATCAATTCCACTATTTTCTTCATATCTAACATATTGTTTAACCTCCTTTTATCAGATGAAGTTATAATAATTTATTTGACTCTCTACTGAATAACTCAATCCATCCCAAGTATCATTATCTGTAGATCCATCATCTTTAACCTTGTCTACTAAACTTTTTTCATCATAAACAAGACCATCAAGACTGCTTATAACTGTTTTACACTGGGACAAAACACTAAACATTCCTAATGCCATCATACGTTGAATGAATTTAACTCTGTCTAATATAGGTAACTTTAATGCATCACCTACAACAATTTTCATACCATTTTTTCTAATTGCTGTTCTTGTTCCAGCCTCTAAGTATTGCTCTGCATTGTCACAATAAATATTATGAATAGGTATATTAAATTTTGAATTGTATTTCTTAATTTCATCTAATATCCATTCATACATATATTCAGGGTCTATCTCACCCTTATTACGTAGAAGTTTATTACTTTGTAAAACAACAATGCCTTTCTTTTTATCTCTATAGAATCCAGTTATTACTAATGATGTACCTGACTTGTTCCCACCATAATCTAAACCAGCAAGTGCAAAGCCTATATCATTTTGTTCTACTGAATCTACAATAAATTCATCATGATGTGCAATGAAGTAACTGAATATACTTCCCTCAGCAGCAACCCACAGTCCTTGTAAATATCTTTTATACTCTAATGATCCCTCTTTATATAACTTGTATAGTCTTTCATAATATTCTTTTGAACCCTTCCACTTTGCATCCTCAGGTTTCCAGTTAACGACCTTATCAAAAAACTGTTCATCTATTAACTGTTTTAAGAAATGTGTAGGAGCATCAGGATTTGTTGAACCAATATAAAATGGAGCTTTTATTCCTAATTCATCAAATATACTTTGTATTTCTGGCTTATATTCTGCTCTTAAACGAGACTGAACAGCATCAAACTGTTCCTTTGTACAAAAGACTGCTTCATCATGAACTATACAGAATAAATTAGAAATGCCCCTAAACTTACTCTCTGATGACTTGTCATTTAGTCCTATGATATGAATATACTGACCAAATAAGACTGCATCTTTTACTTTTCCATCTGTTCTTCCATTATCATAATGAAAGTCAGAACCAAAACACTGACTCAATACATTACACTGATTCTTTTTAACTGTCTGTTGTGTCTTTCCTAGTAATACTATGTCTAATCCTTTAACTTCTCTTTTATATAAATTCAGGCATAATAAACCTAAACCAACTTCAATACTAAAAGTTTTTCCTGTTCCATAAGCTCCTACATGAATGCTATACTTGTCATGACCTAAATTCTTTATTACTTGTAGTTGTTTTTCTCCATAAGAACTACTCATTTTCATCACCTGCATTTATTTCACTAAGTCCCTTAGTAATATTATCCAAAGTTTGACTTGTTTCTTCTGAAACTGTAGACACTTTTTCAACCTCATTGTCTTTATCTAACTGTCTCTTTGCCAGTTCATATTTCCAAACTTTGTCATATGCATTTATCTTAGTGTTATTATCTATTGATTCATCTGTTAACACTTCACTCATTCTTTGTTCTGCTAACTCTATAAGGGATAAATTACAGAACCAAGCTTGTGACCAACCAGCATCACCACTAATGTACTTGCTGATATTAGATGGGTGAGAGCTCATTCCTTTAAATACTGTTGGAAAATTATCTATAAGATGTTGATATAATTGAGAAAATGTACTATCCCTATTTGCCTCCCTAAACTTCCTAATACTTGCACATATACAAATATATAAACCTTGCTCTTTTGCCTTTTGACTAAAGCTCTTAGCTCCTTTCATAGACTGCACATCTTTAACATCTATGTTCTTATCATCAAGCATTTGACTCTTAATTGGTGTTCTTGCACTACTGCAAGGAACCACTGCAAGCTGTCCTATTCTTTTGTTCCTATTGTCTTTTATCTTTAACTTATTCTTATTTTGTCTGCCCATATATAAACACCACCTTATCCAAGATGAATAACTAATTTAATTACTAATTACTCTGAATGTCTCTTTAATATGTCATAAGGGAGAAACACTAAAAGTAGCACAACTTTAACAACCTGTTCAATCAATATGTCTACAAAAACAGTAAAAATCACGAACACGTAATTATGTTTCAGCGCTTATTCCCTAATTCTTAATTGTATGTATTCACATGTTATCCCCTATGTATACAAAGTTATATATACAGTAAATTATTTGCTGATGGAGATTTCGCCCTAATGGAATACTGAACATATGTTCTATATATGTATATTAGAAATTTTAGACAAGTAAAAAAGAGAAGCCCGAAGGGCTTCTCTCTATTTTTATACAGACTATTAACTTACTTTACTGAACCTTCATAAACTCATCATTACCAAACAACTCCTCTAATGTACTTGCATTTTCTTCCTGCACTTCATCTACATTAATATCATTCTTTTTACGTCTTCTTCTCTTCTGAACAGGCTTTTCAAGTTCTACAATATCACCTTCACTATTTTCTACTGTAGGATTTGTAAGACCAGGTAAAACACCTAACTGAACTGACTGCTCTTTTAACATTGTTATTCCAGCTTCAAGATCTGTTACACAATCATAAGTCTCTGCTATGCTAACATCACAGAGACTCTTTGCTTTGTACTTAATGCAATTAAGAAAGTCCCTCAGGCTCTGAGAATCAACTGCATGCATCAGTAACTCTAAACCATCTTCAATTTCCTTCACCTCTGCTTCCACATTTGCAATCTTTTCATACACATCACTACACACCAGTTCAACACTTGCTACAGTAATTGAATCACTCATTTTACATTTACCTCCATTTATAAATTATTATTTTTGCTTTTCAGCTGAATGGGATGTTAACGCTGAACAATCAGAAGTGCAAGACTTTTTAAATTATTTTTTAATTTTATATATTTTATTTTACAAAGAGAAAAGCCCTAGCATTTCTGCTAGGACTCTTCCCAATCCATTTATTCAAAATTAAGTAAGGAGCCTATTTTAAATATCAGAACCATACAGTTATTAAGCCATTATCATATGCATACTTAGTAATTTTCATATTTTTAAATTCTTTATCTGTAAGTACTTCATGATATATACTTATTGCATCATTATTCCTATATGCATCTATTATAAATGTATATGTTTCATCATTACATACTAATGTTATAGTTACTTCATTTGCTTCTGCCATTGGAAATATATAAATTCTAGGTAATTCTGCTATTATTTGTATATCTCTATTATTATTATGTAACTTAACTTTTTCAAATGCTATTGGCTCACATATCATTGTTTGACCTTGTTTGCCTTCAATTTCACAATCAAAGGTATTTAATACTTCATAACGTACTTTACCTAGTTCAAGTATTCTCCCTATATTAATGTGTTCCTTTAAACCTGTTATTCCAATTGCCACCATTGTTATTACCTCCAATCATCCTCTGCTCCT